ATATAGATTTGCCGTTGCTAATGGTGTGCAACGTGTTCGCAATTGCCGCGACAATATGACTTTTGCCGCTACCTGTTGGCAGTTCCAACAGGCATGGTTCGGTTGACTTTTTAACCCAATCTATTGCGGCATCGTGGGCTTCTTGTTGATACCATCTAAGACACATGGTTATTTATCCTTTTGCCAATCCATCTAATAACCGGCACAGCCCAGCTATTGCCTAACGCTTTATATCGCGGACCGTCAGGACAATCTTCGGCTGGTTTATTACGCCAAGGGATTTTGGTGTATGAATCTGGAAATCCCTGTAATCGCTCACATTCGGTTGGAGTTAGGCGGCGAACTGCCATCGCCTTATTTAAAACCGCATTTTCACCACCGTTATTCCTGCCTAAAGCAAAAGCCGTTGTTTCGCTTGTGCATGGGTCTTGTGTACCATGAACACAGCAAACGCCATGAACATCCGTCTTTGTTTGAGTAAAGCTAATTTCTTCGCTATACCCATTCCCTTGAGGGCCATTTTCTGGTTTACGCCCAATTACCGTGGATTGAATTCCGTAAGCGACCAAATCAGTTGCGTCTTTATAATCGCAAGCCGCACAGGTACTAGACACATCTTCTTCGCTGTATTCGCCTATGCGCTGTTTGTTAAATGTGGTGACGCAGAAATCTAACTCGTTGGTATTTCCGGCTGGTCTGTTGAGTACGCCACCATTCGCAGCGAGTGTTCCAGCAAGCTCGGTAACTTCTTTCCCCGCTTTTCGGCTCGGCGCAGTATCCCGGCGCAAGCCATCGAACTCAAAAAGTACCGCTCCGGGATCGAACCCGTCTCTAGCACTTGCGACAACAAAGACACGTTTGCGTCGTTGGGCCAGTCCGAAATATTGGGCATCAAGGACTCGCCACGCGACTGTTCTTTTGGATCCAGACACAACACCAGCGTTTGTCCATTTGTTCCCTGCTGGCTGGAGCGGCATATCTTCTCCGGCAAGTCCAGCAAGGAAACAACCGAAGGCGTTGTCTTTTGTGTTAAGCACTCCTGGGACATTTTCCCAGAAAATGATTGCGGGAACATCTCTAACTGAATCAATTGCATTGGCTATCTCACAAAAAGTTAAACTTAAATTACCTCTGGCATCATCAAGTGATTGACGATTTCCAGCAACGCTAAACGCTTGGCACGGTGTACCACCGCAAAAAATATCAGGCGCTTCAATTTCACCAGAAAGAATTTTATCTGGCAGTAAAGTCATGTCGCCAAGGTTGGGTACACCAGAATAATGATGCGCCAAAACAGCCGAAGGAAAAGGCTCTATTTCAGATAACCATACCGCCTCCCATCCAAGTGGATTCCATGCAACTGAAGCCGCCTCTATTCCAGAACAAACGCTTCCAAATCTCATCAGCTTAATTTCCAATACTCAGTTGGGCTGCCTTTGTATGCCGACAAATCAGCATTAGGCGCTAGGTCTTTAATTGCCTTTGCATAAGATATTGATCCTTCACGCACAACTCTAGTCAGCTTATGACCATTGATGACGCTATCTTGTCCACCGCAAACCTGTACAAGTTCTTCTAACAAGCCTTTTTTCTGCGCTTCTAAATCTTTAATAGCATCGCTAATTTCTTGATACTTAATCACCAACTGCTCGGCAATATCCGTTTGTTGTTCTTTATGCTTTAGATCTAAATAGTGTTGTGCGTTTGGTTGTTCACGCTCAATCAAATATTGTTCGTAAAAGTTACCTAGCTTTGGTAAGTTTTTATCAAGCCATTCTTCATTTATTTCAACCCGTTCAAGTTTGTGAACGCGCGCCGACCATTGATAAAAGTCGCACCATTTTCTATCTGTACAATAAAGCTGGAATTGGATTTGCGCGTAATAATGCGGCTGCTCATCAATTGATTTAAATTGCGGTTCAAGCTTATCTTTTAGACTGTAAGGGCATTTTATTTCGATTAATCCATCATCGCCTATTAAACCATCTGGTGACGCACCCAGCGCTGTACCTTTAGGATAAAAGCTGCATAGCTCAACTTTGTTGTATTGCAATTCATAATCAGCTAACGCCAATGGTTCATGGTTTGTGCCGTAATTCGTAGCCGCATTGCCTTGAAATTCACGCTCTGCGCCGTGGTATTCACGCACCATCTGACGCATAACGTCCTTTGGCTTCATAAAGGGTGATAATCCAAGGATTGCGCCAACACTTGATGCGGTTATGCGACCTTTTCTGGCGGCAAACCATTCTGTTGTTCTTTGTTCTATGTTTTGGTTCATCGTTTAAAAGCCTCGATTTCTTCGTTGGTTAATGCGGTAAAACTAAGTAACGCTTTTAAATGTAGCTCTGCGGCTTCTCTGGTTTTATGTGCTAGACCTTGGTTAAACCATCTATTGCTAGGTATAGAGCCATCAAAGGTAAAACATTCTACTGTACCGGCTGATAAATATACGGTGTAGAATTTATCCCCTAACCTTGGTTTAACCCTAGTAGGTTCAGGAACTTCATACCCATTAATGTTAATAGTTCTAGGTTTGACTTTCCAATCTAATAGATTAATAGCCTCTTTGTAAATAGAGTTTTGGTCAACTACACTATCTTCATCAAGTCTTAGAGATACCTCTGTATCATATAAATCAACTAAAGTTTCTCCAGCTAGTAACGCTTCTAATACTTCTCTATGGTTTAGCATTTTATTCTCCTACCTTTGATGTTTAATTAACGATTGCTGTCCTTCGTCCAGCTCCCATCGGTATTTCGTACCACAGTCGATGCACCACTTCATCCTCAAAGAATAAAATAGTCCCATCCCGACCTTGCATTTAGGGCATATATTTTTAGGATTCATAATTTGAAATGGCGATTTATTAGACCGCCATGTTTAATGGTTAATTAAAAAGGAATATCATCATCATCATCTATTTCAAATGCTGGTGCTGGCGTTTTAGGTGCTGGTGCTTTAGCAACTTGCGCTGGTGCTGATGCTGGCGCTTTACCAGAACGTGGCGCAACGGCTGAAACCCAGTTACCTTTGCGGTCGTTCATTTCCCATTCCATCACTTTGATTAACATAGGTTTGTTAATCAGCGCCTTGGTTAATGTCATATCCGTTGGTTCTTCACCAGCAGCAACCAATTTACCGCCAGCATTGGCATCAATAGCCGCCAACATTTTTTTGGCTTTATCCGCTTTCTTAGTATCAGCATCATGCACACGAACTTTTTGAAATACCTTACGGTTTTTATATTGCGCGGGTTCAACCACTACCCATCTTAAGTTGATGTATTCATCGCCTTGGTACTCAGCCCATCCAGCTTCATCAATCATCGCCAAGCATGTGGTATCGTTTGGAATAGTTGCGCCACCTGTATCGACTTCAAATTTGCCGTCAGTTGAAACGCTGGTGTTGTCGCTTAGGTCAAAAAATGACATATTTCTTCCTTTTGTTAGATTAAAAATTTGTTTAAATTAGTCGCCGCTGCCGTTGCCGCTGCCGTGGCCGTAGCCGTGGCCGTAGCCGTGGCCGCTGCCGTTGCCGTTTATTATCGGTTTATTCAGCTTTGACATCTTTAGCGCTCTCAATTAATTCAATAGCAATGTTGGTGCATGGAATAATTTCTATTGCTTCAAGCCAAACCGAAGATACCGCTGGGCATATTTTACTTTTATCTTGCTTGATACCATATAAAGCTACGCCGCTTAAACTAATGGATGCAGCAGCCCACCATTGCCACATTCTTCTAGCATTTTTGACAATAACTTCATTTCCATTTTTTTGTTCAATTTCACCAAACCAAACACCTGCAAAATAAGTCCGAACAATACATTTCTTACCAATCATGGCATTTAAACCTATTGTTGTTTCCTGATTGTTTCCAAACATTGATGCTAATTGTCTAGCCTCTCCAATTGTTAAATCATTGATGTTTATACTCATTTTTTATTCTCCTAATAATGGAATGTATTGAATTAAAGGGTTTACATTTGGCATTACGATAATATCTTCCGTAATGCCGAATCTGTTTTTGCTGATGTTGGCCGCAGTGGCGTATGTGACCAACAAACGAGTGCCATCGGACACGGCTTTTTTGCGTTCCCCATCACCTTGGGTAAAAGTTTCAAGTTTTAGAAAGCCAACCAAATCACAATTATCAATGTAATGACTTACGCTTTTCTTTTGCATCCGAATATTGTATCTGGTGTAGGGGTCTTGATCTGGCAACTCAATGGTTTCTGTTTCAGCATGAGCAATAAAAACAATGTTCATGTCTTTACGTTCGTTTAAAATGCCTGCCGCTTTGCGTACACGACCATGCAAACTGGACAACATCTGAAAGCCAGCACCATATCCACCTAAAGCTTGTGCGATGCTTTTAGGCTTTTTCGGATCGCTTTCAACAATGTAATTTGTAAACAACGTATCAAGCTGCGTGATAGAGTCAATCACCAATGTTTTATATTGATGATCTTCTTTAATCAATGCGGCTAATTGTTCCCACACATCTTCAGACGATGTAATGACAGGGAAAGCATCAGGTCTTGATTCAAGCGGAACAGCTTGTAATCCATCCTCCGCTCGAATAAAAATAGGTTTTGGAAACGTGGCGGCTAAACTGGTTTTACCTAAGCCAGCATCACCAGTAATTGTTGCAATTACTGGACGGTCTTGGGGTTTTTCAATTGAGTCTAATAAACTCATGGTCTTACTCCTCATTGGGGTTAAAATTTCTCTCTGGTTGTGCATTTTAATTATCTAAAATAGAATTGCAACACTTTGTAAAAAAAATAATTTGGAGCGACAAAAAATGATGATCTTGGAAGAAGTAATTGAGAAGTTAAAACCGATGAATCTATCCGTAATTGCGCGGGAAACAAAGTTGCCATACATAACCGTTTGGAAGATAGCCAACAATGCTTATAAGAGCGTAGTGCCTTATGATGCTGTTAAGATTATTAGCGATTATTTGGAAAGCCTATGATTTACGAATTACAGGAGGTTATTCGTTCCGTTGGATTTGAGCCGCCGGAAAGCGTTATTGCTGGCAAGGTCAAACGATTTTCCACCAACGGCAAAAAGTCTGATAAATCTGGTTGGGTTTTCTTATTCCCCGATGGTGAAGGCGCTTCATTTGGCTGTTGGCGAACGGGCGAGGTTCACCAATGGCAAGCTAAACGCGACAAGCCACTAGCACCTAATGAGCAAGAAGCAATGCGCCGTCAGTTTGAGGAAGCTAAAGCCAAAGCCAAGCAAGAGCTGGAAGAATCTTATAAATTGGC